GTTTTTATTAAAAAATAAGGAAAAAAGTTATGATAACACCCCCATTAGATAAAATACCAGCAATACCAGGCCAATTGATGCAAGTGGTAGTAAAACAAGTTAATGTTCAATTAGATAAAGCATTTGGAAAGCTAGATACATTACTAGATGAAGTTGCTGTTTTGCCTGATAATTGCAAGTGTGATGATCCTAGAATATCGGATATAGAAGAAAAATTAAATGAAATTTTAGAATTAGTTAATAAATTGAAGGAAGAAATATTACCACTTATCCAGGATATTGTTACAGCGGTAGGTACGCTAGTTAAAGTTGCAACTGCAATTAAAGCGGCTATATTTTTAATTCCAGTTGTTGGCGTTGCTGCACTACAAGCAGAATTAATGATGGTACAAAATGCAACAATTGTAAATGCTATTAAATCTGTTGACCAATTAAATATTTTACCATCTATATTAAGCCAGGGTGTAGGCCTGATGTCAAGTAAATTAGCAATTGTTATTAATAGTTTATCGAGTATTTGTACCGATAAAGACTTCGAAGTTATTGATGAGATAAAACAATCGATTGATGCCACGACAGATGATAATACCCCAGGTACCGGAAAAAATGCAGGTGATGGCAATGGCGGAGATGGTAATTGGAGATTAGTTGATGGTGATGGATCCGGTGGATCTCCACTAGGTCAACCACCGATACAAAGATCTCCACATACAGATGTATATGGTAGTACGTGGGTATGGCAAGGAATATTAGATCCAGGTACTGGTATTGCATGGGGTAGTGAGCAAAGTCGAATCGATGATACGACAATGGGTACTGAATTTTATAACGAATTAAATGTTTCAGCGGATGATTTAAAAAGTCATTTAGATAATATTAATAAAATAGTAACAGATCAACAAGATTTATTGACGTCATTGCAAGAAGCACCAGCACAGTCATATGAAGGAGTTGGCTACCCAGCAGCGAGTTTAGGTAAATTAGGAGATTATTATATCGATAAAACAAATAAAGTTGTATATGGCCCTAGAACAATAACGGGTTGGGATATGGGCGTAAATTATTAACGTTTATATTTATAAAAAAGAAGAATGAAATTATGGAAAATAAAAAATTTATCCAAACAATGAAAAAAATAATAAGAGAAGAAATACGTTCTGTTATTAAAGAAGAATTAACTGATATTTTACAATTGGGGTTACAGCCAACCATTAATGAAATGAAAGGCAATCAAAGTGTTATATCTACAACTAATCGTAAATCAGTAAAACAAAAACCAAAACATAATATGTTTAAAGAAAATAAATTTTCTGATATATCAAATAATACCGAACTAATTAGAGAAGATAATCCAGTTAGTACATACGCATCGTTAATGTCAGAAGATATTAATATGACATCTGCAGATGCAATGAATTTCGGAATGCAAAGAAAAGGTACGGTAGGCGCTAGTGCTAACGTTACTGATGCGGAAACAGGAATGCAAGTACCCGTGGATGACCCTGCGATTGCAAAAGCAATGACCCGAGACTATAGTGCATTAATGAAAGCAATTGATAATAAGAAAAAGAGATAATGGGGTATATAATAGATAATAAAGAAATTGCCGGAAATTCCGATGTTGGAATCGGGGTAACCTTTCCATTTAGTGGCAATAAGATCTTTAACTCGTCATATACAACGATAGACCAGGCTATTAGTAACGTAAAAAATCTATTATTGACAATGCGAGGCGACAGAATCTTTCAACCGAATTTTGGTACAGATCTGCTTGGAGCATTATTCCAGCCGGCTACAAATGAATTAAAACAATTTATAGTCGACGATATATCTAATGCGATTGCATATTGGTTACCATATATTAATATTATTGAATTAAATGTTTTATCATTTGAAGATGACCCAGCGTTAGAATCATCGATGAGTGTAATATTAACTTTTTCGGTAGATGCATCGAGTGCACAACGAAGTATAACAATTAATGCAAATGAAGACCTGATTAAATTTTCATCAGCTGAGCCGACAAATAATATAGTATAAAATAAATTAGGAAAATATGGAAGTAAAAAAAGATATATCATATTTAGGTAAAGACTTCAGCCAATTTCGTAAAAACTTAATTGATTTTACGAAACAGTATTTCCCTACACAGTATACAGATTTTAATGAATCATCACCGGGAATGTTGTTCCTAGAAATGGCATCATATGTCGGAGATGTATTAAGTTACTATACTGATAATAATTTAAAAGAATCATTATTAGAACAAGCATCTGAACGAAAAAATATATATGATTTATCAAAGGCACTGGGATATAATGCAAAAAATACTATCCCAGGGCATGTTAACTTAGATGTATTTCAGTTACTACCGGCTACCGGTACCGGCGCTAACGTTAGACCAAATTATGATTATGCATTAACCGTTAAATCTGGAATGTCAGCTAAACAAGCTGCAGGAGATATTGAATTTCGAACTACAGATCCGGTAGATTTTAGTTTTTCATCATCTGTTAACCCAACTGAGGTTACTATATATGAAAGTGATGACACAACAATGTTGCCTATTTATTATTTATTAAAAAAACAAGTTGCTGCTAAATCTGGTAAAATTGAAACAGCTACATTTACATTTAATACTCCAGTAGCATATGATAAGATAGTATTACCACCAACTAATACAATGGAGATCATTTCTGTTATAGATAGTGATGGCGATATATGGAGTGAAGTTCCATATTTAGCTCAAGATACAATGTTCGAAGAAGTACCAAATTTACTAGAAAATGACCCAGAATTATCAGCATATCGAGACTCTTCTCCATATTTATTGAAACTACGAAGAACAGCGAAACGATATATATCTAGAATACGAAGTGATAATCGGTTTGAGTTACAATTTGGTTCTGGTGTTTCTGATAACAATGATGAAGAAGTTATACCAAATCCTACAAATGTAGGTAATGGCTTAGCTGGGTTTAGAAAACCAATCGATGTTGATATCGATCCATCTAATTTTTTATATACGAGAGCATATGGTCAAGCACCAGCAAATACTACACTAACGGTTACATATACCACCGGTAAAGGAGTATCAGAAAATGTTCCAGCAAATGACTTAACAAAAGTTGCAGGAGCTAAATTTAATGATGATCCAAATTCTACCCAAAGTAGGAGTTTATTAAATTTTGTGAAAAATAGCTTAGCTGTAAATAATCCATTACCGGCATCGGGGGCAAAATCTAAAGATACTTTACAAGATATAAAAAATAATGCATTGGCTAATTTTGCTACTCAAAATCGGTTAGTAACAAGAGATGATTATATTATACGTAGTTATTCAATGCCAGCAAAATTCGGGAGTATTTCAAAAGCATATATTGTTCCAGATGATCAAATTATACAAAGTGAATTGGCAGCAAAACGGATTCCAAATCCTTTAGCAATGAATTTATATGTTTTAGGATTTAATAATTTAAAACAATTGGCGCCTGTTAATGATGCTATAAAAACAAATTTAAAAAATTATTTAGATTATTATAGAATATTAACCGATGCTGTAAATATTAAAGATGCATTTATAATTAATATTGGTATTGAGTTTGACATTATAGTAAGAAGTAATTATAATAGTAACGAAGTTTTATTGCAATGTGTTGCTGAATTAAAATCATATTTTGACGTTGACAAATGGCAAATTAATCAACCAATTGTAAAATCAGATGTGTTAAATTTACTCGGCTGTAATATACCTGGCATTCAATCCGTAGTTGGTATAAAATTTATAAATTTATTTGACGAAACACAAAATTATGCAGGTAATCCATATGATTTGGAAGCTGCGACTAGGAAAGGTATAATATATCCATCGCTAGATCCGTCGATATTTGAAATAAAATTTCCAGATAAAGATATTCTAGGCAAAACGACAAATTATTAAAAGGTAACTAATGTTCAAAATAATATATCCAGATTCAGATGCAACTTTATATGAAGCATTGCCTACTTATAATACAGGTATCGATGAGATATTAGAAGTTGGGAAACGACTATCTTCAATAGCTGGTAGTAACTATCTGAAATCTAGATCCTTACTCAAATTTGATATGGATGATGTTAATTCTGCATTAACAAAATATAATATCAATATTGAAAATTGTAAATTTGTATTACAATTATATACTACCCACGCAAAAAATTTATCAGCTAATTATACCATTAATGCAAATTTGGTTGGTGATGATTGGACTAATGGCACTGGCTTTCAAAATGTAAATGTACCTATTGTAGATGGGGTTACTTGGAATTCTCCAAAAACCGGATCGTACTTTTGGACGTCTGGTAGCCAGGATGTTAATGTCAATGGAAGTAGTTTATACATTTCAGGATCGGGACAAGGCGGCAGTTGGCTATACCAATCGGGATCGGGTATATATGGAACAACAGCATTTTCCCAATCGTTTTCTAATCAGCCAGGATTAAACTTAAATGAATCATTTTCATATAGACCAACCGATTTAAATATCGATGTTACCGGCGCAGTTAAAACATGGATAAGTGGGAGTGGCGGAAAAACTATTCCAAATTTTGGGTTTCTACTCAAATTTTCTGATGAAAATGAAGCTGACACAGCTGTTACCGGATATGTTAGATTTTTTAGTAGAGAAACGCATACGATATATGTTCCTCGATTAACAATGTATTTTGATAAATCGTCATTTGTAACAGGATCATTAGAACAATACAATCCAGACTCATATACATTATATACTCAAGTAAAAAAAGAATATAAAGATTCTGCAGTTTCAAAAATACGTATTTATTCGCGTGATAAATATCCGCAGAAATCACCTACAAATAAATTTCCAATGACAACGGTTAAATATTTGCCTACTACTACATTATATTCCTTAAAGGATGCAGCAACTGATGAGGTTGTTATACCATATGATAGTAATTATACAAAAGTAAGTTGCGATGAAACTAGTAATTTTATTACAATGGATATGTCAGGCCTAATGCCAGAACGTTATTATCGGTTAGAGTTTAAAATTGTAAATGGGTATATGGAAGATTATATTGATGATGAATTTTATTTTAAAATAGTTAGATAAAGGAACAGATGGAGACACAACAAATGGCAAATACAAACGGGCCTACAAATGGGCCTTCTAACAGCCAACCCACCATGCAACCAGAAGGATTAGCTCAAAGTATTCAACAGCCATATATACAGAATGGATTAACATATCAATCTAATAATAAGTTTGTAATGCAACGGGATACCGCTGGAAATATAATACTAGATGCGAATGCAGATACCGTACAACATTTAATTATAGAACCAGCTGTCGAAAAAATACTGAATAAATCAGTTGTCGAAGTGTTTGATACTAGATTTAATTATTTTAAATTCCCAGCTAAATCTAAAGGTATTCCAAGTACTGCATTTACCTTAAACACTGATTTAGACATAGATTCTCCTGACGCGGTCATACAAGATTTGATATCTGGCCATTATATTTCACCAGAATATCCAGGTGTAAATGATTATCCGTCGGTGTCGAAAAAGTTATCATTGAGTTACGAAGAAGGCGACTACTGGACTGGACGATGGGGGTACCAACGTGTGCCATTTACATTTCCGCTGTCCGGTCCACCGCAAATAACACCAGGCACGATGACATTTACGCCTGAGATTATTGCGCAATTACGAGAAACGAATTCGACAGTTAAATTTGATATCATGCTAAAATGCTATTCAGACCAAGTCGGCCTGAATACTGGAATGGCCATGCAATTGCGAAGAACGATGCCGACAAGATGGAGAAATAACCATAAATTAGCAGCCGATTCAACGTTTAAGGTGTGGCAGGAATGGACTGCAGATGAAGGATATGATTGGCCAACTGTCTATCAACACAGTGGGGAATACGGCCCATGGGTTCATTTACATTTAACATATATTATCGACGCAAAAGATGATCTATATGATTATGATCAATATGAAGTAGTAGCCGCCGGCGGAAATCCAAGTTGGTTTATCGGAGGGCCTAGTTCTTATTGGAATATACAAGTAATACCAAATCCTGGAGTATCGGGTCAATATGGAATACAGATACCAGATCAAGATGCCAATGGAGATTATAGAAGTAGCCATACGAGACATCGAATATTTGGCGGTAAACCGAGGAGCTAGGATCACACATAGCGTAACGGCCTTAATGGAGTACAATAACATATGTTAAAACAATATAAAAATCTAGATGAAATATTAAATTCCGATAAATCTATTTCGGGTAATAGAATACAGGCAAAATCTAAAGCTTTATTATCGTACCCATTAAATAGGCGTATAGATTTTAATCATTCAATGGCGCCTAATATGCGAAATGCATATGAATTGCATATATATTCCGATCAAACATGGTTAACAGGTCGCCATGCTATTCCTGATCAGTCATCCTCGCCTCCGGGTGCACCATTTTTTGATGTAGAGTTAAATAGTAATGTTAATTTTCCGTCAGATCTAATTAACATTCCATTAAACGATCTATTTCAGGGTTTACAAATTTCATCAGGCCAATATAGATTCGTTATTAACTTTTTTCAAAACTGGATTGGTAGTTATAATGAACAATATCTTAAAGTAGATGAGATATCACCAGATCGTACGGAAATACGTTTAAAGGCAATTGATAAAACAAATGTAGGGTTTTTAACTCAAATTAATTCATATATTAATAATGTTCAACAAACATCATTAACTGGGTTTGCTGAAACATTTTTATTAAATTTTAGTAGAAATCAGTGTTTTCATTTTGTTAATAGTGTAGTACTCGGTGAATATTTATATATTAAACTTGCAGAACCAATTGACGATTCGATTGAAGAACAATTTAAATGTTGGGTTGTACAAGAATCAAAGTACCCATATATTGACAACGTTGTATTATATGAAACAGCTGGTGGATTAGAGTATACTTCATTACAAGGACCAAATTGGCAGGCAAATGTACCATTAACTAGTACTTCACAAGAAACAAATTTAAAGTCTTGGAATGATTTATTAGGATCTTCATTACAAACATCTCAAGAAATAATAGATGTATACTTTTCTGGAAGTTTGCAAGGGGTTAAGCCCAATATTGATTATACTGATTTTAATAATTTTATATTTTATAGCTCAGCAACAGAACGGCTTAAGAATTTTAGATATAAATTGCAATTGTCTGAATTGTATACTGCAGATACTGTAGCTTTATCGTTAATATCAGGAAGTACTGCTACAACAAATATATCTGACTATACATCCAAGAAATCTAAATTAATAGGAGGATTTGATGATTTTGAAAATTTTCTATATTATCAATCATCATCTGGATTATTTTCTCAGGAAATACCTTCAATTGAACCAAATGTTGATTTTTTTACCGGTAGCTATATAACCACTGCACCTAAATCTAATACTACATATCCATATACATTATATTCAGTTAGTAGTAGTATATTTACCACGTGGTATGATAATTTAATTGTTACTGCATCTAAATACGATAGATTAAATAATAATGCAATACTAAAAACAATTCCTGAATTTATAAGATTCGATCAAGAAAATACTTCGTTAGAACCATTTGTTAATATGTTAGGGCAACATTATGATATACTTCATACGTATGTTAAAGCAATGACATTAATTAATTCTAGGGAAGAAAATCCATATGTAGGTATGCCAAATGAATTATTATATTCTGTAGCAAAATCTTTTGGTTGGAATTTGACTAATGGGAATCAAAGTAAAAATTTATGGGAATATACATTAGGTACCAATGAATCTGGTATTCCTATAACAGGATCCAATAGTATTGGAGAACCTGGGTTATCGAGTCAAAACATGACATACCATATATGGCGAAGAATTGTTAATAATTTACCTGGACTATTAAAATCAAAAGGTACTAAGCGGAGTATACAATCATTATTAGCTTGTTATGGGGTTCCACAATCATTAATAACCATTAAAGAATATGGCGGACCTAGATTAGAGCGACCTCCGGTATATGAAAAATTAAATTTTGATTATGCATTAGATTTAATACGGAATCCAGCTGGTACGGTAATAACCAATTGGGCTGCAGCAGATTCTCCGAATGGAGCACCTAGTGCAATAGAGTTACGTTTTAGAACAGATAACGTAATAACTAATCCAACAATGTCTGGAATAATGAATTTATATACCATTAACGCAGAAAATTCCGAAGATATTTTGGTAGATGTGGCCTTTTCTAGAGGTACATTGGGTAGAATACGTGTTAATGGTACTGCTTCTGCAGAAATTGAATGTTTCGATGGAAAATGGACTAATACAATATTGGAAAATAGTGGGTCTGAATTAAAATTAACTGCTAAAAGGTCTAAATATGGGAAAATTGTAGCTACTGTTACATCTTCCTATACCCATACACAATTAATACAACCAACTGGGTCTATTACATTTGGGAGTGCTAGTACAGCAGGAGTTAGATTAGAAGGAGAATTACAAGAATTTAGATTGTGGAAAGAACCATTAGATAATAGTGCATTTGAAAATCATACCAAAGCTCCGTCTGCATATGATGCAAATGACAAAGTTGGAGTTAATTTAAATACAACATATGACGAATTAATATATAGATTACCATTAACTCAAAAACTTAATCACACTACTACACCGACACAGCAAGGAGTTCAACCTGTACCAAGTAGTATAAGTTCATCATTTGCATCTTGGACTACTGATACTCCATATAGTGATATTGAAGAAACATATTATTATGATAGTATATCAATTGGTGCTGGAACATTTGACGATAACAAAGTTCGGCTAGAATCAAATAATTTAATTGGAACATTAGATTTCCAAACCAGATCAGAACGAAGTCAATTTGATGGAGCTGCATTAGATAGTAAAAAATTAGGAGTATATTATTCTCCTCAAACAATGATCAATGAAGATGTTATTGCGCAATTAGGATTTACTAGTTTAGATAACTATATAGGAGACCCAGGAGATCAAGACGCAATGGCATATCCTGATTTAATACGGGTAGCTAAAGATTATTGGAAAAAATATTTTGATAAAAATGATATGAATGCATATATTAAAATATTTTCATTATTTGATTTATCATTCTTTAAGCAATTAGATCAATTATTACCGGCACGTGCAGATAAGATAACAGGCTTATTAATACAACCAAATATATTAGAGAGAAGTAAAGGTACAGCACTTCCTAGTGTTTCTAATACGCTGGATGCATATTCTAGTGAAATACAAATTACTAATACCACATTAACATCGAGCTATGATGTATTCGATACTAGTATTGATAGAATAATTTCTATG